TAGCCGCCTTAAGGCTTTCCACATTAGCATTAATGATATCTGCATATGTTGCATCTAGTTTATTTGTTTTAAGGTTATCAATATCAGCATTAACAGCCTTTAAGGTTTCAATGCTTGCGTATCTGATATCAGCTTCATCAACAGATAGTTTATTAATAAGCGCTTTATTTACAAGTATCAAGTCAGCATAGTACCGTTCCATCTGCTTAGTAATAGGTCCAGAAGCAACGCTTGTATTCTCCGTGTCAGATTGACCTATAGATGTAACTGTATCCATTAAGCCGCCGTCACATTCGTGCGTAATCTGCATTATAGGCACTTTGTAGTCAACGCCACCTTTGTTGACAGTTATAATGTCACCAACTTCTAGTCGGTAATCACCGACAAACTTAACTGTAAGCGGTCTAAATGTAAAACCACCTATCTTTTTATAGACTTCATCAAGAATTGCCTGCGTCATAAACGGATTGGCAAAACTAAGTCCTGTCGCTCCGTCACCAGAAGTAATCTGACTTTGTTCTGTAGAACCGCTTTTGGTATTATTGCAAGTCAGCTTCTGTATAATAAAATCTTTACTCGTTGTGAATGTAACACCCTGCTGATAATACTTATGTCCGTCAAGTACATAACCGCTATCCTTATACCACCTTAATTCAAGGTTTCCATCAGAATTAATTACCGCATTACAGCCTTGTAGCATAGCCATATATCCGATAATTTCTCTATAAGTGTAACCTTGTGGCTTGTCGCTGATAGTATGTGTTGTGACTATATTTGTTGCTAAAGATATACCTAACTTGCCACATATCTCATTAAGAATAGCTTTATCTGTGCTAGGAAATGCCATATCCGAGAAGTAAGGCATGTCAGCCTTATACATTCTGTCGTATGCTTCATAGCTTGTGTATTCTCCATCACTTGTCTGCTTAGTAACTGTAAATATTCCCAACTTAATATAGTTAATTTCTGTGCCAACCTTAACACCCTCGAATATGGCAATTTCCTTATTTTCAAGGCTTACTGTTGGCATATAAATAGAAAAGGTAACACTGCTTGCACAAGTGTTACCTATCGTAATTTCGTTATTGGGATTTATTATGTTTTGGAACTTGAAATTGTTAAGTGTTTCGGTATGTTCTTTTCCATCAACAACATACTTAGAATAGTATCTTGCACTATTTCCCTTAACAATTTCCGTCATAGCTGTGTCTAATATCTTCATTCTACACCGCCTTTATTAATTAATTAATGGCTTATCATAAACTCGATTGAGTATAATTTAGCTGGTGTAATTTCTTCGCATTTATCGAATGCGTCCATAGGAAGCATTGTCATGTCAGGCACTTCAATCTCTTGCTCATTGATTTCCTGCAATTCTTCCTGTAACTTCTTTAAGTTCTCTGATGTAATCTGATACTGATTATCATTGACAACTGGATTGCCGCTGTCGTCCTTGTCTGCATACTTAATCTTAGTATCTTCTATGGTCTGTAGCGTTGCCTTATACAGTTCTTCCAATGCCTTAATATTGCACATAACAGCCATAGCAATTCTGCCTGTAGTCTTGTCGTGCGATATGTTACTTAAGCTCTGGAATCTGTCTATTAACTCACTTGTTTTTAGTTTCATGTGGAACTCTCCTTTATTTCTGGATTAAACTTAATTTTGCTCCGACTATAAGTCCGTCCTCATTCTTTGCCCTTGTAAGGTACGGATATGTCACATCTCCTGTGTATATTGTCATTTCCTTTTGTGTGCCACCTAAGAATAAGACTTGTGCCGTTGGGAATGGGTTATCTACGTCGCTTACTACATTATCAAGCAATAGTGCTTGCTCACCTGTTAATGGTGGCAATTGAAGCTCAATCTTGTCTTTGAGTGCTACAATAGTTCCTACCATCTCCCCATAATCGTTTCTTCCTGTATTCTTAGACCATATCTTATTCCTACTGTATGTGTAGCCGTTATATGCTACTGGGAATCTAACCCCCTCAATCACAACTGCGTCAATCAATCAAATCACCCCTTTCAAGGCATTAAAAAAGGAATGCACCATTTCTGATACATTCCTTAATATTTCTATTGCATTAATTCAATTAGTGTTATATAATATCTGTACTGCTTGTTTAAGCGGTATTGTAACTTTTGGCTGTCAGTTGTCGGGCTGACAGCCCCTTTTTATTTGTTAAATATTAAATGCCGGCTGTCCTGTCATAGCTGTATACTGATTGGCATATCTCTGTGTTGTTCTGAACACTTCCTGTCCGTCAATCTGTACAACAATGTTTCCGTTTTGCTGACCTATATTTGCATTAGCAAATACTTCTGACATGCCCTCAATAACAGCTTGCTTAATGCCGTCTGTTATCTGCTCGTTGTTAGCAACTGCTGTCTTACCATTACTGAATTTGCCAACCATTTCATTATGATTAGCAAAGAAAAGCCCATCCTCTGGGAAGCCGCCTACTGCATATGCTCTAGGTTTTGGCTGTATAGCAATATGAAATGCACTTTCAGATATGTTGCCATTATTATCAAATACTTCTCCGCTGAATTTACTCGCAAAGCTATTGGATAATGCATTTTGAATCAACCAAGACTTGCTGTCTATGGTGTCTGCTAACGCTTGCATTAATTGACTGCCTGTTTCTTCTCCAATTTCTCCAGCTTCAACTTGGTCAACAATACTCTGGTAAGCTCTTTTTGCTGAATAAGGTATGTCGCTGATGTTGCTGCTAAATCTACTGCTTAAATCAGATCCTGCATTTGCGCCTATGTTTCCAAACTTTGAAAAAGTACTGCTTGTGTCAGAATCAATAATACCAAGTTTTGATTGCACTTCGTTTTTAGCTTGTTCATACGCATTTGTGATAGCCTGCTGCGTATCTTGCGAAGTTCCAACAGCGGTATTTTTTAATTCCAACAAAACTGCATATCATCCGTAGCTTGCTGAACTGTTCCCTTAGCTTCATTAACCTTATCTTGATTGGCTTCAACTTCTTTGTTGAGTTGTTCAATTTCTCTTGTTACGCTCGCATAAGCTGTAGCTTCGTCTGGCGTCATTTCGACAACCTGTAAAGCACCGTTATATGTCAGCTTATTAAGTTCCTCTTGTTTCTGTCTCAACTTCTCTTTGCTGTCGTTGAGAGCATCTTCCATTTTCTTTAATTCCTTCTTCTCTTTATATTCATCTTTAATCAATTGAATATAATCTTCCCTTAACGCTTCCAAGCGGTACTCTTCCTGCTTTTTGTCAATCAGTTTTTCAATCTCTTCTCTAGTCCCCTTGTATGCGCCAGTTTCTGTGTCAATAACTCCACTTAATTCCGGTACTTTTTCAACTAATTCCTGTGCAATATCCTTGAGTAATTTCTGTTGTTCAGTTGTTAAGCCTGTTTGATTTGCTAGTTCAAAGTATTTTGTTTTAAGAGCTTCGATTTCATCAGCTGTTGTATTATTTTTCCATGAATCTTCTATTGAAGCAATTGATTGTTGTATTTCACTTGTGGTTTTGCCAACCTCTTCTCTAATAACTCCATATCCAGATAAATAATCTGGAATTTCGTCTTGGATTTTAATAAATCCTTTGATTGCACCTGTTACACCAACTATTGCCGCCATAGCCAAGCCTGCCGGTCCAAAAGCTGTGTATAATCCTGCTGCACCGATAGCTGCACCACCTGCTATTTTAGCAATAGAAGCTACAAGGTTATCACTTCCTTTGGCTATATCAGTAAAACCGCTTTCGATGAGTTTAAATTCTCCAAAAGCTGATACTCCGCCAAGCAATACTTTTTGAAATAGCGACATATTATTTCTAACTTTGGTTATTCCGCTGTTAAATACAGTAAATAGCCCTTTATCTTTAACAACTTTTCTAAAGTCTTGGAAATCCAATGTTGCTTTGGTAATTTTAGGGTGCATAAATGTTAATGCCGAAGCTGCTGCTGCACTGCCGTTTTTTGCTGCTTTCATTGCCTTGGCTGTATCTTCTGCCATTATGCTTAATGAATTTAACTTATTGTATGTCTTAGTAA